GCTGGTTTCCGCCGCCGGACGCGTGGAATCACATAGATTCCCTCGTGATTAGCCACGCGGACGCTTGATTCGCGTGACAGATCGGGGCAACCTGCCCGCGTGCCGAAACGCAAGCGGAGTAACGACAACACGGAACTGGCTGTGCGAATCACCTTTCCGGTGCCGCCACGCGTGCTGTCGCCCAACGCCCGATGCCACTGGGCAGTCAAGGCCAAAGCGACTAAGTACTTACGCCAATCTGTCTGCTCACTCGCGAAAGAGGCTATGGGCATTCAGAAACGAAAGTGGAACACCGCGAACTGTAAAGTGCTTTGGTATGCAAGAACTCGCCGTCGCATGGATCGCGACAACTGTCTTGCCATGTTGAAAGCCGCATTCGATGGACTTGTGGATGCTGGCGTTCTGATTGACGATTGCGGCCTTACTCATCTGCCGCTGGAACTTCATTGCGATCCACAACAGCCACGCGTCGAACTGCTGGTGTCGCCAAATGAAGAAACCGCCTAAAGAAATCATCGTCAAGAAGCCCAAGAAGTACGCCGACCGCCCAAGGTCGTGGTCGGTTGAACATCACGGTCGCAATGTCCACGCCGTCAAGATCGCTCGCCCGAACTGCCGGGACTTCAGCCAGTGGATTTTGCTGATCGCGGATAACCACATCGACTCCACGGCGGCCCGTAATGACATCCTCACCCGGCTGCTGGCCGAGGCGGTGGAGCGGGATGCCGTGGTCATCGGGGTGGGCGATCAACTCGACCTGATGCAAAATATTAGCGACAGGCGGGCCAGCAAGGCGGCTTTGCGTTCGACGCTGTTGAGCGACAACTACTTCGACCGTGTGATCGATCAGGCGGCGGACCTGCTCGCGCCGTATGCCAGCCACATCGCGGTCTTGGCCGACGGAAATCACGAAACTAGTTGGCGGCGATTCCACGAGACTTGTCCCACGACGAACCTAGTCCGGGCGATCAAGGACCGGGCACATTCGCCTATCGGGGCTGGCGGCTACGGCGGCTGGATTGTGTTCCAAATCAAACTGGGCAATCTGAACATGACCTACCGCGTGCGCTACCAGCACGGCACGGGTGGCGGCAACAGCCCTATGACGATGGGAATGCTTGATGCCCGGCGCATGTATTCGTGGATCGAAGGCGCGGACAGCATCATCATCAGCCATAACCACGCGAGCAATGTCGCCGGCATCGCACGGGAATACCTGTCGACACAGAACGGCATCTACAAGGTCGAGACAAGGTACGCCGATTTCATCCGGGTTGGAACCACGAAGGCGGCGTGGGAGAAGTCGATGGGCGCGGCGGGGTGGGAAGTGGAGAAGGGGTTTGGACCGTCGCCCATCCGGCAGAAGTGGGTGAGGCTGTACCTGCAATGGGAGACAAGCACCGGTCACGGCAAACCGAAGATCGCGTGGGATGTCCACGATGCGCAGTGAGGCTCGGCTAACGATCAATGGCCGCAAGTGGCGTATCCGCCTGCTGCCGGCCCGGTCACTGCCCCGCGGCGTGCTAGGCGACTGCGACACTCCACCAGGGCCACACCCCACGATCCGAGTCCGCAGGTCGCAAAGCCAGCAAATGCTCACGGATACGCTCGTCCACGAGGTACTGCACGCCAGCCTCCCGCAACTTTCGGAAGAGGCTGTGACGCAGGCCGCGACCGATATAGCCCGCGCACTTATCTCTTTGGGGTGGCGTAGGCGGTCGCTACCATCCCCGCAGGTGTCCAAATGACCGAGATGACAGAAACCAAGTTGGGCCGCGCGGTGAACTTCCAGACGCTCCTGCAAGGCGTGCAGACCGTGGTGCTTCTGGGTTCCATCGCCGGCGTGTTCCTCATCATCGGGCGACGGGATGCCACCCTAGACAACCAGGGCGAACGCATCCGCGAACTCGCCACCATTACCGCAGACCTCGCGAAGGCGATTAGCAGCCTGTCCGCAAATGACCGAGAGTACGGGGCGAGGCTCGACGGCATCGCCCGCCGCATCGATCAACTCGAAAGGAAGCCATAATGCCCCACTCATTCATCTCCACGGAGCAGCCCCAGAACCGCAAGGCGCTCGTAACCATCGATTCCACCTCGTACCCCGCCGCATCGCCCACGCTCACCGAGCCGGCCAGCAGCGGCCAGTCTTCCGTGATCTACGGCAAGGGCACGGTGTACCCGAGCCTGCTGAAGGTGGTTCCCTTCCACGAACTCGACAATGCCACGAGCCTTGGCGTTCGCGTGATCGGCTGGAACCGCTACAAGGACACCGGAGGCTTCCTGTGGGTTCCCACGCTGCTGGCCGATGTCACCCCCGCCTACAACGCCACGGGCGGCAGCATTCCCGCTGAGGACATTGACGGTACGGAGATGCACTTCTTCTCCAACCTGACGGTTGCGGGAGGCGTGCCCACCGTGAACCTCTACAGCCCAGGCACGGGTGCGGCTGCGGGAACACCACCTGCCCATTTCCTCGTTGATACGGTCGGATGCGAGATGGTAATGCTCCAGTTCAAGAGCAGCGGCACCAGCGACATGGGCGCGCTCTGGTACACGATCTGACCGATGCGAACGCGACCCATTGACCTACCCCGGCGGATTCGTCGGCCTGGCATGTTCGCGGGCGGCGACGGCTCCACGCTCTCGCTCGACTTCACCACGATGAGTGGTCTGGACTCGCGGTTCACCTTCACGCGGGCGAGTACGGCGACCTTCATCAACTCCAGCGGTCTGGTGCAGTTTGCGAATGCGAACCTGATGACCTACAGCAATCCACGGCAAACGGGTACGGCGTGGGGAACTGTTGGTACGGTCACATGGGGCAGCAGCACGCTGACCGATCCGACCGGAGGGTCAAATGCACAATCAGTTACATTTGGAACTGCTGCCTCCGCAATGTTCAACACAAGCGGAACTACCGTTGTGTCGGGAATCACGCACACATTCTCGGTATGGCTGCGATCCGCGACCGGAACAACCACTGTCCGCATTGGTGACGCGAATGTCGCTCCAGTTGCAACCGTGACGCTCACCACGACATGGCAGCGATTTAGTTGTCAATACACGACCTCTGGTACGAATGACGGTGGAGCGATTTACAGTCAGACCGGAACGCCCAGCGCGGAGTTCTATGTGTGGGGCGCACAGGTCCAGCCCGGTGCTGTGGTTGGTGATCTGATCGAAACCTCCGGCACTATTGATCGAAATGTCCCCCGCTTCGACCACGACCCCACCACGCTCGCACCTCGCGGGCTGCTGCTGGAGGGCAGTGCGACGAATCTGCTGTGCTGGAGCGAAACCTTCGCCACCTCTGGCGGCGCGACGAATTGGTTCTACAACCTGAACACTGTTTCGTCGGAATCAGAAACCAACCCTGCTGGCGGTGCGACATCAATTCAATTTCGGGAAACGGGCGGCAGCGGTCCACTCGGTCAAAATGTTTCAGCACCATCCACGGCTCTATACACATTTAGTGTGTGGGTTCGCGGGTCCGTCTACAATGGCGTGACCACGACGCAATGTAGGCTTGCGATGTTTGACGGTTCTGTATATGTCACCATATCCATCAGCAAACTTTCAGGACCGGGCAGTGTTTCGGGAACGCAGTTCGGGTCGGTTACGGGCCTGTCATTGACAGAATGGACAAGGGTACAGATCACGACTGCGGCTACCTTCACTGCTGGAGCCACATTCGGACCCCGTATCTTTTCGGGATCTACCGCGTTGGAAACAGATGCATCGGTACTGGTCTGGGGCGCACAACTCGAAGTCGGCTCCGGTGCCTCCTCCTACATCCCGACGGGTGCAGGCACCGTGCAGCGGGCGGCGGATGTGTGCAACATGACGGGAACAAACTTCTCATCGTGGTTCGTTGACGGATCGCCTTACTCCATGCTGTTCAAGTATTCGATGAACAATCCGAGTGCTTGGGCTGGAACAAATGTAGATCGTGGCGTGGGCCTATTGAGCAACAATTTCAACAATCCCCGCATGTTCATCAATGCCGCATACCGCGTTGTATCTGGCTCTGCCGCCATCGGGCGTTTCGTTCGCGTGTACGACTCCGGCACGCTTGACATGCCGACCGCGCCAGATCCGCTGGCGTCGGCCAATAATGTGGCACTAGCGTTCGCGGTCAATACTAATGATTCCGCTGTCTACGGTTCAAATCAGATCATTGGTACTGATTCGTCCAACACACTCTTGACGGGATACAACCAGTTCGCAATCGGGCGCACCGGAGGCTCAACACAGCACATCAACGGCTGCATCAGTCTCATCAAGTATTGGCCGCAGCGATTGCCAAACGCCACGCTGCAAGGACTCGTCGCATGATCGACTACTACCTCCGCACCGACACCGAGGCACAGATGCGCGCTGCGTTCGCGGCTGCGGGTATCAACATCCTCAACGAGGACGGCGGCGTGACCGATGGCACGGTGACCGACTACGAGGGCACGCGGCTGGATGTCGGCTGGCTCGGCCCCGTCACCATGCAGATCACCACGGGCGACGATCCAGACATCGTGGAGGAACCCGTTGTGGACCCGCGATTCCACGCGAACCTGCGCGTGTCGGGTGAACTGCCTCAGGAGGTGCTGGACCTGCTGCCGATCCTCGACCCGGCACCGAGCCAGCCGGTTCGCACATGGGCCTAGTCCGCTGGACGCTGCTGGCCTGTTGCTGCTGCTGCTGGTGCTGTTCGGCCTCGCAGCGCATCGCGACGCGGGCGACGGCAATCCGCGAACACGCCGACGAAATCATCGTGGCCGTGGATCGAATCGACTACAGCGGCGCAGAGGTGACGCAGATTCGCTCCAACGCCGAGGCGATCCGTGAGGCGGTGGGGGACATCCACACGGCCCTGCCCGGCGTGACCGACCGTACCCCGTGGTGGGCGGACCTGCTCCGCTGGCTCGCCATCGCCGCCGCTGGTGCTGCCGCCGTGTGGCTGCTCACGGCCAGCGGCATCTTGGGGGCGATCCGGGCGGCTCTGGGCTGGATTCCCAAGCCAAAGGCACGGGCGGCCAGCCTGCTCGCCGCAGCGGTGGACGATGACCGGCCCGAGACAACCCGCGAGGCCATCGCTGCCATGCGGGCGCAAGATCCGGAGTTTGACGCGGCTTGGCGTAGGGCTGCACGGTAGACTGCACGCAGGAGGAATCACCATGCAATGGTTCAATGATGCTCTCGGCACGACCTTCTACACCATCGTCGTATTCGCGGCTGGCGCGCTGATCGGCCCACCCCTCTGGCGGTGGGTCGGCGGCTTCCTCCTGCCGTGGAACAAGTAACAGGCTCCCGCTGGTAGCGGGTGTTTGTGGGGTCACGCACGACCCCGGAGATGCCAAGGCTCCGGGGTCTATTATTCTCCGTGCATGAACACCGATACCGTCCCGATTGAATCGCTCACGCTCGACCCGGCAAATGTGCGGCGGCACCCGGCTGCGAATCTCGACAAGATCAAGGCCAGCCTAACGCGGTTCGGCCAGCAGCGGCCCGTGCTCGTGGGTGCGGATGGAGTCATCATCGCCGGCAACGGAACCGTGATGGCCGCGAAGGCGTTGGGGTGGCCGAGTATCAATATCGTCCGGTCGAACCTGAAGGGCAGCGAGGCGACGGCCTACGCGATTGCAGATAACCGGACGGCGGAACTGGCCGAGTGGGACGATGACGCATTGGCGCAGCAGTTGGCCGCGTTGCAGATTGAGGACGCGGACCTGGCTGCGGCTTCTGGCTTCACGGATGCGGAGATTGCGAAACTGGCCGAGGCGACGGTCGAGGTGCAAGAGGACGAGGTGCCGGAGGCTCCAGCGGAGCCGATCACGAAGCCGGGCGACCTGTGGCTGCTAGGCGATCATCGCTTGCTCTGCGGAGACAGCACGAAGGTCGAGGATGTGGAGAGGCTGATGGACGGCAAGCGAGCCGACATGTGGCTGACCGACCCGCCATATAATGTTGACTACACGGGCAAAACAAAAGATGCTTTGAAGGTTGCCAACGACCGAATGTTGGATTCTGACTTCAGAAAGTTCCTTACCTTGGCTTTCGGTGTTGCGTTTGAAGTCATGAAGCCCGGAGCATCGTTCTACATTTGGCATGCAGATAGTGAGGGCTACAACTTCCGCGGTGCAGTTCACGACTGCGGCGAGGAGGTTCGCCAGTGCCTGATCTGGAACAAGAATGTTATGGTGATGGGGCGACAGGACTACCAATGGAAGCACGAGCCTTGCCTGTATGGCTGGAAGAAGGGGGCAAGTCACGGATGGTACAGCGACCGCAAGCAAACCACCGTGCTTGAGTTTGAACGCCCAAGCCGAAGCGAGCAGCACCCGACGATGAAGCCCATTGCCTTGTTCGCCTACTTGATGGGCAACAGTACCGCGCCTCAAGGACTTGCTTACGACCCGTTCCTCGGCTCCGGCACCACCCTCATTGCCGCCGAGCAACTAGGCCGCAAGTGCTACGGCATGGAAATCAGCCCCGCTTACTGCGATGTCATCGTCAAGCGGTGGGAAACGCTCACTGGCAAGAAGGCGCAGCGTGGGTGACGGATCGCGGCCAGTCGAACCCATCGCACCGCTGGAGGTGAAGCCAGACACCCCGCCGTCCCTCGTGGACGAGAAGCGGGTGCGGTCAAGCCTGGCCCTGCTGAAGCGAGCGGTGGACGATGGGTGGCAAATACCCGAATCCGTCTACCGGGCCGCCCCGGCCATCTGTGCCCGCATCATGGCCGACGATAGCAGCAGCCCGCGGGATCGACTGCGGGCCGCCGAGGTGCTGGCCTCAATGGCACGCGACAAGGTGAACGCGGCCATCGCCCTAGACAAGATGGAGCGGCTGGAGGGCGGCGACGCGACCGAGCGAATCGTCATAACGCCGGAGATTCGGGCACGCGCCCAGGAAATCATCCGCAGGCGGCTAGGCAATGCAGGATGACAGCACGGCGGCGGTGCTGGATGCGGCATCGCAAGACCCGGACACATTCGCGGAGTTGATGCGGTACGACCAGGCCGAGGTACACGCCGAACTTCAGGCGTATCTCAATACCGACGATGCCACGGTCGGCATGCCGCGAGGCCACGGAAAGAGCGTGCAGGCCGGCCTGCGGTACGCATGGGAAATCGGGCGGAACCCATCCATCCGCATCTGGCACATCGCCCAGACGGACGAGAAGGCCAGCGAGCAGGTGCGGTTCGTTACGGCGATCATGCAAACGCCGGTATACAAACTGATCTTCCCAGACATCCACTTGGAATCGACATCCGCGACCAGCCTCATCGTCAAGCGTCCCAAGGCCAGCAGGGACGCGACGCTACGGGCATCCGGCGTATTCGGTCGGGCCGGCGGGCGTGCGGATCTGCTGGTGGCAGACGATGTTTGCGACCTGCGGAACTCCATCCTCGTTCCCGCCGAGCGGCAGAAGGTGAAGGAGGCCTGGTACAACAACTGGCTGCCCATGCGGGCCTTCGCAGACGGCACCCCGCGTACATGGCGATTCTTCACCCCGTACCACACGGATGACCTGACCGCGGACTGGAAGCGTTCAGCCCTGGAGGCGGATCGCCTGTTCTGGAAGCCGTGCGTGGGCAATATCAGCCCGTGGCCGGAGGTGTGGACCCCGGATCGGCTGGATGAGCAGCGCCGCGAAATGGGGCCGCTAGCGTATGCCCGAGCGTATGAACTCGTGCCTATCTCGAGCGAGAGCCTGATCTTCCGGCCCGAATGGCTCGAGGCCGGCTACTACACCGGGGACATCCCACCGGAGGCCCGGAACAATGGGCAGATAGTTGCGGCGATTGACTGGGCATTCACCGCAAAGGCAGGCCCGAAGGGCGACTACAGCGTGTGCCTGATCGGGTGCTTGGACTCGCAGGGCCGGGTATGGGTCGAGGACTGCATCCGCATGCAGGCGACCTTCCCTGACTTCCTGCGGCGTGCGGTGGAGACATGCGAGCGGCTAGGCGTGGCCTTGATTCTGGCCGAAGGCAACGGCCCGCAGGCGGGCTTGTGCCAGCAGTTGGCCGCCAGCACACGCATCCCCGTCAATCGCCTGTCCCGCACGAAAGACAAAATCACCCGTGCGAGCGAGGCGCAGCCCGCGGTGGAACAGTCGAAACTCCGTCTGCGGTGCAGACCGGAGGGCGGGCTGGAAGCGGCCATGCAGCCAATCCGTGATGAGATGATCGCATTCCCTGCCGCCGAGCATGATGACTCCGTGGACGCGGTGGTCGATCTTCTAGAGCATGCCCGCACCCGCCGATATGATCCCAAATCGAAGCCCGCAACGGTACGGGACACGCGGGACAAACTGTGGCGGCTATACGGAAGGACTCCATGAGCGACGAAACCAAGCAGGCAGCGGCAGATACGCAAGGCGGCGACCAGATGACGCTGCGGCCTGTCTGGCAGCCCCTGGTTACGCCGGTGGAGATGCAGCGCTCGTACTACCTGAGCGTCAACAAGATCCTGCGGCAGGGGTCGCTCGCGTTCCGGTCGGATCGACGGCTACAGCGGCAGATGCGGTACGACCCGGACATCATGGGTCCGCTGCTCATGCTGCAACTCTCGGTGGCGTGCAGCGAATGGGCGGTCCAGGCTCCTGCGGACTTCATGCAGGACGAGGATTCCGTGGAGCAGGCCGCGTTCGTGGAGAAGATCCTGAAGTCCACCCCGCGGCTTACGGACTTCATGCGGCACCTGCTTGATGCCCTGTGGTACGGGCGGTCGGCGGTGAACATGGTGTTCGGCAAGACCGATGATGTCGTGTATATCCGGGACTGGCTTCCGATCCACGGCGACAGCCTCACCATGACCGAACTCGGTCAGTTGGGGATGAAGGTTGGCCCGAGGTACTACACGCAAACCATCGGCGGCGCGGCACCGGACACGGACAAGATCAATGGAACTGTGATCGGTTGGGATGCTCGCGTCCTGCCGCTGGATGACCAGCAGCGTGCCACCATCGCATTGCACACCTACCAGCCCCAGGGCGTGGACTTCGATGATCCATACGAGGCTGAGAACGCCTATCTGGGCCGGGGCATGCGCGACCTGTGCTGGTACTACTGGTCGCTCAAGCAGGCCGCGCTCCAGAACTGGGCCACCTACATTGAGCGGTATTCCGCCGGCATCCGCGTAGGCAACTACCCGGTAGGCAATGAGCAGGCCAAGGCCGACATGGAAACCGCCATGCAGAACTTGCTTGGCGATGTTTCCGTGTTGATTCCCAAGAACGCAGACGGCACGGACGCGGGCTATGGCCTGTCGATCATGGAGCCGAACGGCGGCAACGCCGAGGCGTTCGCAAAGATGGTGGAGTATCTCACGGAGAACATCAAGGAAGTGATCCTTGGCCAGACGGGGACGAGCCAGGCGGTGTCTACTGGGCTTGGTAGCAGCATTGGCGACCAGCACGCGCAGACGCTCAATCGGCAGATGACCTATGTAGCGAACGCTCTCGCGGAAACGATGACCCGCGAGGTGGTTACGCCGCTGTACCGCATGAACTTCGGGGATGAGGGCGTGCCGCCGCAGTTCTCGTTCAGCGTGAGCAAGCCGAATCCCGACGAATACATGAAGGCCATTGAGGCGTTCACGAAGTTGGGTGGCCGGGTGTCGGAGCGTGAGGCCCGGAAGGTGTTGGGCCTCGCGGAGCCGGAGGACGATGAGGTTGTGTTGCAGGCACCGGCGGAGGGAGGGATGCCGCCGATGGATGTCCGTCCGATGGGCGAGGACATCGGGCCGTCTGGGGAAGCCGGATCTGACGAAATCCAGCAGTTTGGGAAGGACAGATTCGCCCTGTCGGACATCGACCTAACCCCCACGGCGGAGATGGCTTCGGCTGCGGAGCGTGGTCTGGATCTGCGGCGGAAGCATGGCCGAGGCGGCACCGAGGTAGGCGTTGCCCGTGCCCGCGATTTGTCGAACCGCAAGACGCTATCTCCATCGACTGTAAGAAGAATGCACTCGTATTTCGCACGGCACGAGGTGGATAAGCAGGGCGAGGGATGGGGAGAGGATTCCGCCGGCTACATCGCATGGCTGCTCTGGGGCGGCGACGCTGGCAAGTCATGGGCGAAGCGGAAGGTGGACGCTCTGGACAAGGCCGAGGGGAAGGACGAGAACGCGGCGGATGACGATGCCGTGAGCCGGAAGATCAGCCTGTTACGCGACGAGGGCTACCCGCAGGACCAAGCCGTGGCTATCGCCCTGTCAATGAAGCGGCGGGGCGAACTGCACGCGAAGAAGGGCCGTAAGACGAAGGCGGCCAAGCCCAAGCGCAAGGCCAAGCGTAAGACCCGCCGCAAGTGACCGAGATAGAACGCATCTACCGGCAGGGCATCGCGGAGGCGGGCCGCTGGTACAGGGCCGCGCTCGCGGCTCAGGTACGCGAGGAACCCGAGGACGCGGAGGAAGCGTGGGAACGCTACGGGGAGGCTCTAGGCCGCGTCCTGACGCTCGCAGCCCTAGCCGGGCAGGCACAGGCCCACGCGGCGGCCAAGCGGCAGGGGGCCGAATGGGAGGCCGCAGACTGGCCCGAGGACAGGCCGGAGACATTCGCATCGGCTAGGCCGGCGTTCACGGTGGGGACATGGTGGGAGGCCGTACGGAAGTTCCGAACCCGCATCCCCAGATCGTGGCAGACCGTGCAACGCATCCGGCGGGAGGCGGAGCGGTTGGCCGAGCGGCTGGCCCGTGCGGAGAGCCGAAGCGCCATCCGTGACCTCACCAAGCGGCTGGAGGCGCTGCGGGATGTCATGCGTGGCACCTTCCGCATCAAGGGCGCTACGGCAGCCCAGGCCAAGCGCATACGCGACCTGATCGCCCGTGCCATCGAAACCAAGACCACGCCGAAGGGTCTACGAACTGGAAGTTTATCTTCCTTTATTCGGAGGGCGCAGGTCGAGGGCATCGTTGGGATGACCTCCGCCCGAGCGGAAACCGTGTACCGCACGAATGTTGCGGCGGCGTACAACGATGCCACCGTGGACGCGATGAGCGGCGAGGCGGTCGCTCGGTGGGCACCGCTGCTGCGGCTGGTGGAGATTCACGACCGGCGTACCCGTGGTGCCCCTGGCGGTGTCTACCGTCCCAAGGGCAAGAGCAGAAACCCCGGATCGCACTGGCAGATGGATGGTTACATCGCAACGGCGGAGGACTTCCGCCGGCAGGGGCTTGTGCCGCCTAACGGGTTCAATTGCCGTGGTTCGCTGGAGCCTGTGACCTTTGACGAGGCCCAGAGCATGGGGTTCGTGAAGCGGGACGGAACTCTAGATCAGCGGGCGTTGGCTCGCTATAACGCACGACGGCAGCAGATCATCGACCGAGGCGAGTACCCAGACCCAGGATTCAAACGATGAAGGCAGAGGACAAGTTCTACTTAGCCCGAAACTCGGAGTTCGACACGGACGATGTGAAGAATATCCTTCACAAGGAAACGAAGGATGCCGAGTATGGCATCGACAAAGAACGACATCGCATCGGGATCAGGTTCAATGCTTATTTCGCTTGGATTGGAGAGCGTATTCTATCTGCACGATTCAAGACTCGCGAAGATGCACAGCGTTGGATAGATAGGCAGATCGCAAGGGGTCATCCAAACAAGCGGTTCTCCCGCCCCGGCCAGCCCGAGAAGTTTCTTCGTATTGATCCACAGAGTATTAGAAGGTGGGAATCGGCGACGCGACAAAAGATTGACTCGGTTGGGCCAACTGTTTGGATCTTTGTCGATCCATCCGGTAAGGAAATATGGCTTCCGGCACCTATGCGATTCCGCGAGGCGGTCGGTTGGCTAAACGCAAATCAACGGGGGGCGAAGCCGAATGACTATTACAAGGTTGCAATGTCCCGCCCCGGCCAGCCCGAGCGGTTTGATCGCTATGGGTACGAAAAGATGGATTACGATCGCCTGATGCGTGAGAGTTTTGATTTGAGGAGAATGGTAGTGTGGACTGTTGGGCCACAAAACCCGGAACTCCGCCAGAAAATCACTGCGTTGCAGCAGGAGTTTGCTAGACGCGGATTCACGGAAGCAGCCACATTGCTGAATGGTTTCTTGCGAAAGTCATTCTCCCGCCCCGGCCAGCCCGAGCGGTTTGCGGCCCCTTCGCCGAAGGAGCAGCAGCAGATCCGTGCGGCCTCGCGTCCACCGGCTTCCGCCATCGCTCAACTGAAGCGGGTCGTTGCGGAATACAAGAAGCGAGCAGATAAGGGAGAACGGTTGGATAGCGACGATTATTGGGGACTAAAGGCGGTTCTCGACGCGGCAATTTCGGGTGATCGAAGTGGCCTAATGTCTCGCGCTCGTGGTCTTGACACAATCATTCGGGAAGAAATCCCGCAGGCCGTTTGGCATTGGGCGGGCGGCGAGGTACTTCGATGGAGCAAGCCCGGCCAGCCCGAGAAGTTCGACGCATCCAGCCTTGATCGCGGATCGTTCGCGGAGGCCAGCACTTCGCCCATGCTCGGCAAGTTGCTCGCGGCGAAGGTAATGCCCGAGGGCGGATGGCGGGCCGTGCAGGCTGGCAGCGACACGCTCGTTATCTCGTTTGAGGACGCGGACCTGGCCCGCGACTTCGGTCGCCGCGTGGCGACGAAGGGCTACAACGCAACCAGCCCGGTGCAGGCCATCGGACGCTACTGGAATGTGGAGGTGAAGAATGGCTAATTGGTCACAGACGCATTCGCAAGGCTGGGGAGACTTTTCCGAGGGATGGGAAGCAACCATCAATGGAACAAAGTTTTCGATTGTGGTAGATGAGAGAACTGGCAGAGGAACTCTTTATCGATCTGCACCCGGTAGAGCATCGACAAAAGTCAAGGATGGCAGCGTGAATGAGTTGAAGCGATACGCGGAGACACTTCGGGCCTCCCGCCCCGGCGCGAAGGACAAGATGTCCGCAAGTACTCGATTCAAGGTCGGCGATAAGGTCGTGGCGCAAGATTCCGTGCAAGGCATGAAGAAAGGCCAGACCTACAAGGTCACCGACATCAGAATGCAGGACACGCCGTGGGGAACATTCGTTGACTATCAACTTGATGGCAACAGGTGGATTGGAAACGCACCCTTTGTGCTGAGCAAGGTGACCGCCTCCCGCCCCGGCCAGCCCGAGAAGTTCGCCAGAGCCACGGATTCTGAAATCGAACATCTACTGCTAGAAGCCGAATCCCTGATTGATGATGGATTCGTCAGCAAGGCGATTCCTTATCTTCGCAGGGCATCCAATTCAGTTGATATGAATACATCAACAAGAATCAAGGATATCTTGGAATCGTTGATGAAAGAGGCAAAGGTGCGGTTCTCCCGCCCCGGCGTGAAGGACAAGATGGCCGTGGAGGATCGCTTCTACTTCGGCAAGGGACGCAAGGAGCGGTTTGCCTGACCATGCCAGCATCCCACACCGTCGAGCAGACTCCCGAAGGCAAGGTTCGCATCCGCGGCCTTGAACTCTTCATGGCCTACGATCCCGCCATCGACTCCGGCGAGGATGAGGCGATGCAGCAGTACGACAATGACCGCGTGCGGAACATCGTCTCCCGCACCGGCAAGTTCATCCAGCGGGGTAGCCGTCCCAAACTGGTCATCGAACACGAGAAGGACGGCAAGCCCACCCGGCCCGAGGCCGTAGGCGATGTCGTGAGCGTGCAGTACCAGGAGCGGAACGGGGTCGGCTATGTGGTCGGGGATGTCGAGATGCCGAAGGAGGCGTTCGATTCCCTGCTGGCATCCAACGCCTATCCCCGCCGATCAGCGGAGATTTGGAAGGACAATCACCTGTCGGAAGTGGCTTTGCTTGGGCGCGACACGCCCCGCCGGCCACTGCCCGACACACGATTCACGAAGCGCGGTGAGAAGGCCGTATTTGAGAGGCCGATGGGCACCGTGCGCATAACTCTTGACTCGCCGGACCAATTTGCGGAGATTGGCGTAGGCGGTGGACTCAACACATTCATCCCATCCGCAGGAACAGGAAAGAAGCAAATGCCGAGCAAGATGAAGAAGCGCATGGAGGCGGAGGATGAGGAGGCCAAGAAGGTCGCCGCGGCCGCTATGGAGTGCGAGGCCGAGGACGAACTGAAGGACGAGCAGGAGGCCGATGCCGAGGCGATGGCCGCCAGCGGCATGGAGTTTGAGGCCGACGAGGACAAGGACGAAATGCAGGATGATGTCCATGTGGACATCGGCTCCCACTCCGGCGAGGAGGAAGAGGAGGAAGAGGAGATGGAGGCCGCTTACGGCGGAAAGGCAAAGATGAGCAGGTCCGGCAGCAAGGCTGAGAAGGCGCTGTTTGCCCGCGTGCAGGCGCTTGAGGAATCCAACAAGACGCTGGAGCGTCAACTCCGCCTGGAGCGGTTTGGCCGCGAGGTGGACGGGATGATTTCCAGCGGCTACCGCTGCGGCAAGTTCCGCAACGCGATGGTCGAGGAACTGGCCGACACGGCTCGCCCGGAGGCCAAGATGGCCTTCTGGAAGGCCACGATGGCCCGCGACCCCATCGGGGTGGCTCCGATTGCGGCTCATGCCGTGACCGACGAGGGCGGCCCGGCTCTGGATGTGAAGGCGGCGACGGCTCGGGCCGTGGCCGAGGCGGCGGGCGACCTCGCCAAGTTCAAGACGCTGTTCGCCAAGTATTCGGGCCAAAAGGCCTGATCGAAAGGAACTGAATCATGGGATCTTTCTCTGACACTCCGGCACTGATCGCAGGCGGCACCATCCTCCCGTACCGTTTCGTTGTCTCGTCCGCCGCTGCCGATGACACTGGCTTGCAGGCCAGCAACGCCACGGCTGGCGTGGTCGGCGTGAGCGATGGAAGCACGAATGGCCCCCTGAGCGGCAACCATGCCGTTTCCGGCCAGCCCATCACCCTTCAGGGCGGTGCGGATGGAACGGTTCTGGTTGAGGCGGGTGGCAACATCACCCGCGGTTCAATGGTGCAGTCCGATTCGGACGGCAAGGCCGTCGTGGCGGCGACCTCGCCCGCTGGCCTCTACTACCAGGGTTTCATCGCCCTACAGAGCGCAGCCTCTGGCACGATCATCCGCGTGCAGCGCATCGCCGGATTCGCTCGTTACACCTGATCTACAGCCAACCCCAAAACAAGGAGCAATGACAAATGGCTGAATACGGAATTGGCGGTGGGCTGAATACCTTTGTGCCCACCTTCTCGGCTGCCACCGGGCAGATCCAGATTGAGTTCACGCGGGCCGCTAATCGGTTCCCGATCACGCAGTACGCGCAGATCGTGCCGGTGCAGCAGATGAGTGGCTACTACCTCCGCATCGACGAGGAGGAGACTGCCCGCGTGGTCAACACGCAGGATCTTCAGTGGCCTCTCGGTGAGGACCGTCCGACTGGCATCAACAATGACATCGAGTGGACACAGTTCACTTGCCAGCGGTTCCAGTCCTCGTTCCACATCCCGCAGGAGACTGCTCGCCAGGCTCAGTGGGATGTCGTGGCCTCGCATGCTCGCATCGCGGCCCAGAAGATGATGACGCTCCGCAGTTTGCGGATGGCTACGCAGTTGACCACGGTTGGCAACTACACCGCTGGCCTCAACTACTTCGCTGACGCTGGCACGCTGACGGGCAGTGAGAACATTACGAGCGCAAACGGCGTGCAGATCGTGATTCAGAACGCCATCGAGCGGATCGTGCAGAACACGGTCG